AGCGATGACAGGTAGTCATCCTACGAGACAGCACTAGGCTGCCCTCCAACCTCGCTTGATTTTCGTTGAGCGAGGTACAACAACGGAGGACGGTCTCTCGCTACTTGGGACAACTAAGTCCTTCAGTAGACGAGGCCAGCCGTGGAGGTCTAGCTCTCGTAACCTTGGAGAAGTTACGAGAACCTTAAACTCCAATCGCTGGTAGTGGCGGTTCCATCGTGCTCGATGGCTTAAGCGATTTCTCGCTGAAGCCACACTGGCACTTTGGATGACACGACAAGGAAACCCTGAGTCAGAGGTTCCGTATGGCAACTTGCCAAACAGTTCCTCAAGGGCTTCGAAGATCGTGTCCGCTGCCAAATCATAACCCTTACTGCGAAGTTCATTCGCAGTAGAGGTGTATGATTGAAGCATCGCCCCGTCCGAGTGCCTCCCTGACCAGAGAGTCCTGATCCGAGTAGGAGTGACAGGGACGCCCCGAAAGGCGTCCATGCCACAACTCTCCCGAAAGGGACCCTCTATGCAGGTCTTGGATCTGTTGACTGCCAAGCCAACAGATTCAAGAGCCGACATGCACACGTCAACCCACGCGGTAGGAACGACTATGTCGTCCCCGTAGACGTAGATGCGTGCGGCGACTCGACTTCTAGGAAGTCGAGTGGCGAGGGATACCGCAGCCACCATGACAGAGAAGAAGCATAACGCTTCAACGGGGAAGCACAAAGCTGACCCCATTGGCGCAAACTTCTTCAAAGTCACCTCTCTCCCATCAGGGAGAACAGTGGCTGTCGTGCGAGTCGCCATCAGGGCTCGAAGAGTTTCTGGATTAAATCCAAAGACTCTTCTAACCAACTCGATGGAGACTCTGTCCGACGCATCCTTGAGATCGATCGTAGCGTACTCAAGAGTAGCAGAGCTACTTTGAGCCAGCTCGCGATTAATCTCCTGGTTCGTAAAGTTGACTTGCCCCTTGGTTGGCTTATGCCTTTCAAGATGGTGCGCCAACTTTCGGCCAAGACCCTGCTGAATCCATTGGTATTCCAATGGTTCGCAGGAGATGAGCCGCGGACCGCGCGAGTCTTTCGGGACAAGTACGACTTTGGCCTTGCCCGTTTCTTGGCGGGTAAGTCCTTTGTACCACTTGTACCGATCGCCGAGCTCCCTCCAACCTCCTACTACGAAGTATTCGTAGTAGGGGTAATACTGATGAATGTTGTCGTAGAGGCGGGAGAAAACCCACTTCTGCTCCAAACGTTCACCAGTAGCCACGGCTCCGGGTCCGTGCCTCGGTACGATGTCCCGAGGGTCAAAGCCCTCCAAGGCATCCTGAACGACAAAGGAGGCAACCCTAAGCAACTCTGCTTGGGACTCCAAGTCGACAGAAGCGAGAAATTCCTCCGTTGCAAGGAAGGAGTCTATAACTTTAGACTCCTGTACTTCATCGTACGGAACTTCAAGCTTGTACGCGAAGAAGAGTACTTGGCGTAGAAAGCTTACGCTTTCTACACAAGCATCTTCCCGGAGCACCCCGTCTTCAGTGAAGACACGGTTGAAATACACCTGCAGAAATGCGGGCGTATTCCGACCCCTCTGGTTACGGAAACCAAGAGGAGTTGTGAACCGTCGGGTGGCCAAACCTACATCGAGGGCTTTACCCAGTGAGGGTAAAGTCTTCGTGAGGAAGGACAGCCCCTCGTGAAGGAACCGAGACTTCATTGTCTCGATATCCTTCTCGAGCTGCTTCACTGGAACTGGGAAAGTCGCCTTGCGGTGCAGGAGCGACAGATGGAAGTTGAGGGTTTGACCCTCCATCGGGCTCTTCCAGGTAGCCATGACGGTTACCTTCCGGATGAACCCCTTGGGCATCAAGCCCTGAACTTAGCCTGCGGATCTCCCAGAGAAGAGAAAGGATCAAGGCGAGAACGGAGAAGACTTCGTGTCTCACCTTATCCTAACTTTCTCCTCGGAGGAGAGACGCGACGGCCCCGGTGTCGGTCATCACGGTCGTGAGCACCTGATTGGACAGCAAGTCCATCAGGTTACTCACCTGATCGTAGACGATCTGACTGGTGATCGCAACCGAGCGCGGAACTGCCAACGTAAAGTTGACAGTCAGCGTCCGAGGGACGGAAGACGCATCGACGACGGTACGGGTGAACCGGACCAGGTGACGATCGATAGCGTCAGCACCCTTTCCACTCGTGCTATGGAGAATCTCCATAAACGCGGGTGCAGAAAGGTTGGTGGCGATATCGATCCACTTGGAACCGGAATCGCTCGTGCCGACACGACGATACGTGATATCCGTCCCATCGGCATCGTCCAGAACGATGTCTGCGGCGAAGTTCACCAAGGGGTAAAACCTCCAAAGCTAGGGAGCGCATCACTCACAACATCGTGAGCAATACACCCCGAGTGTCGCTTACCGAGCTCTGGCCCCTATCAAGGCCGCGGCAAGCATCTGCTGCTGAGGTGTCAGCTCGCCTGACCACAATGTCAGGTTGCTGATAGGCAAGTTCGGCTCTCGACGGTAGTAAGTGATGTCACCATCCCACGGAGTAAAAGAGGATGGACTAGGTCCACCTCCGCTCTGAGGGAAATTGTACGTGGAGCTCCAAGACATTTTCGAGGTAAGGGACCAACAGACTCGTCTGATGTCCCATGTCCCCGGAAATGGCTGAAAAGCCTCACGGGCAATTGCGTTGTTAACCCGGCCAAACCAATCAACCACGAAGGACCAGGGAATCGCTTCCCAGGCTACCCCCGCGGGATTGGTCAGGCCCAACGCTGCTGACATCCCCCGTAGTGTACTCTCCAACCCGTATAGCCTTTCAAGACGGTGGAAGAGAT